CCCCCTCAAAACACAAACCGTCTCAAAACGTACGTAGAAGACCCTCTCGTATTTGATGAGGACCGGGGCTGTTACGTACAAACATTTACGTTGGTGGACCGGGTTTTTACCTCTGAGGCTGAGAAACAAGAAGTCATAGATGCGGGTATCCGTATTCTTAAATCTGAAATACGGGTCAAACGTGACACTTTATTGCAACGTACCGATTTTACACAAATAGGGGATGTTCCATTCGATAAATCGCCGTGGTCCACGTATCGCCAGGCTCTAAGGGATATAACGTCTCAAGAAGGGTTTGCTACTGGTTCAGTCACGTGGCCCAAACCCCCGTTTAGTCTTGATCCAAGTCGCGATTTAGATCTATAAATACTTAAAGAGTGTCGAAGTTACATATACATGGATAATCTTATTCAAATCATTCCAGTTCTCAATGAAGATGAAGTAAATGCTTTGAATACGTATACCGATAAAAACATTACATTTACTCGAAGTACAACATTCAATGGTGAAGTTACAGAAATAAATTCGGGTCGAACGAGTACTGAATGTACTCTACCTGAAAATGAGGCTATTACCAAAATGATACATGGAAAAATAAATGCAGCTCTCGACGAATATAAAAGAAAAATACTTCAAATACATCCAGGTTATAATAAACATCCCCTGCCTGGAGCCAATGACACGACATCGTGGCGAGAAGATATACGGATAATTCAATACACGAAGGGGCAACACTATGGATTTCATCACGATCAGGGGACTGTACAAGCGAGACGCGAGTATCACAGGCAGGTATCGGTTATTCTGTATTTAACAGATGATTTTGAAGGTGGTGGAACGGCGTTTACCCATAAAACATTTAAACCTAAAAGGGGAGAGGCAATCATATTCCCATCGAATTGGTGCTATCTTCATCAGGGAAATCCAGTAACCAATGGGACGAAACGCGTAGCGGTTACCTGGTATTACGTAGATTCACGCATATAAAATGTAACACGTGATGTTTTGTCACGCGGTACATTCATGATACTTACTTCTTAACAGAGTCCATCGCAGCGAGTGCGAGAACCCCGACGATGAAAAACATGACAACATAGTTGCATTCCGTGGTTTCATCGATTACGGGCTGAGCCTTCACAACCTTCTTCTCTGGTACTTTTTCGAAATTTTCATCCACGACTTCCCGCTTTCGGAAATTCGTAGGGATTTCGAGTGGGTCATCGAAATCTATAGGGGCATACCCTATCATTTACTCTATGTTTACAAATTAATTTCAACCTTCTTCTTACGTCCACGCTTAGCCTTCGCCGCTGGCATTTTAACTTCCTTTACTTCATCATCACCTTCATCCACAGCCCCACCTTCTGACACAATGTCAGATATATCGTCACCGTCATCGGGAACATCGGGGGTATACTCGACGGTTTTCTGCATGGGTGTCGTGTTCATGGGTGGTGTTGGGGGCATCATAATACCTCCCATCAAACTGGAAATGTCGAGTCCGGGTCCCTTCATCTCATATTTTTCACCGCTGGACGCCGGGGGGGATGTCTGGTTACCATTGGCCATGGTATTTTGAACCGCACTCATCATGTTATTTACCAAATCGGGATTTTGTTTCATGACATCATTCATATTTGGCATGACCTGTTTGAACATACTGTTCGTGAGATGGAACATCATCGCACTTCCACCAAGCATCATGATGAGCTTGACTTCGGGGGCGATATTCATCTTCGTGCGGTATTTCACAAAAAGTTCTTCAAACACTTCATCGTAATCATCCTGTGTCTCCATGACATTTTCAGACCAACCTTCGAGTTGAATATCGAATGGGTTATACCGTTTGTTCAAGAACTCTAAGCCAGTGACACACGCAATCAACATACGTCGAGAGAATTTAACAGATTTATCAACTTCGATACTGTACGTAATGCGTTTCACTTCTGTTCGGAGTTCATCCACGGGTGAATACGCATTCAGACGCTTGTTCACGTTAAACCCTCGCTTCTCTAAACGCCCGAGTTTGTTTACGAGGTCAGACTTCTCCTCGTCGATCGTCTTATAACCAGGTGAAGGAGTATCTTCAGGTGGTTCCATTGGACCATAGTCCATACTGGGGCCATTATCATATGGAGTTTCATCTACGTATTCTCCATGATCAACGGGCTCTTCCATCCGAGGGGGTGCTGGAATATTTTGCTTTACTGGATTCGCGAATGCGTCAACATCTTCTTGAAACCCCATTGTAGGTTGAGGTTCGCGACCTTGCATTCTTTGTATGGTAGGTGGTGCGACTGTCCGTGGTCGTGTAAAATCCAATTGTATTTCATCCATCATGGCTTGTTCGTTATCACTTAACTTCATGACAGAGGTATCCCCTCTGTCCAGAATAATTTCACCGTCCATTACTCTGTATAATGAAACTAATCTTTTCTCTTTAACGCACTTAATAAAAAAATGTCAGTACATAGTACATGAAACTCGATAAAACTAATCGGTCGACACTCAAAGCTATCGCTATCACGATCATATTGATTTTGATCATCGCTGCATTATCGAAAGGTACGGTGAGTATGTACCAGCCCAAATCTATCAAGATCCAGCCTGTATCGGAGGAACCCTTCACTGGTCTTAAAAGCAGTGCGGAATGTCTGAATGACAGTGTATACTCGACGAGCCTCGGTGGTGTATGTGGTGATCAACAACTCGTTCGTGACCATGCGAACTACAAAATCGTAGATTAGAAATATAGCCAACACTTCCCATTTCCAGTTAAATTTATACCGAATTTTTAAGTGGATAATTTCTGTGTGTATTATAAATGGCTCTCATTACAGCGCCTCAGCCGACCATCCCCGACTTTGAACATGAATATCACACGGTCATCGTAGATACTTTCGATCAACCATCTTCTCAGTATTCCAATGGAATAAACGCCCTTTTACCCACACCCCTGGAAAATGTTATCCAGGTTGAATTACTTGCTGCTCGGTTCAAGGGTATCGATGCGAATACCGAACTTATTCACGTTTCGATTGATGAGTTGAAAAATACATTCTTCCAACGCGCGAAGAAAGATTTAGATGTTAGTGGCCACAATAGTATAAACGGATCTTTCGGTTCGATCGTCACAACCGGAAACACAACACTTACTTTTAAGAATGAATACCCTATCTCTCAACAATATTTGACACCCATTCGTAAACTCGATAGGTTAAATGTGAAACTGTACAAGCAAGATGCTGTCGATATTTTGGCTACTGCTCAAGTGTTTTTGGTGTTTAATTTTGTATGCAAGAAAAGAAACTTGATGTGATCGTTTCAGGGCGTTACGTGTATACAATTTAAAAAATACCATTATTATAATAAGTATGTCATCCGGAATCGTACAGCTCATAGCGGTCGGCGCTCAAGATGAACATATTATCGGAGACCCTGAAATATCGTTTTTCACGTCGACGTTCAAACGACACTCTAACTTTTCCCAGTCTCTAGAGAAACAAACAATACAAGGGGCTGTGAAAAATAATTCCATGTCATCTATCCGGTTCGAACGAAACGGTGATTTACTCGGGTATACATACTTTACGCTCGATAATAACACTAACTCTGTTGATATTCAGGATTGGGGTAGGGTAATTGATAAGGTTGAGCTTCTCATCGGTGGACAAGTTATCGATGTCCAGGATCATGATTTCACTGAAAAGATTGCTATCGATACATACGCACAAAATGTTACTAAAAGTTCTAACGGTACACACCCCGGTGCGAGCGCCCGGTCATATTTCTACCCACTTCGCTTCTTCTTCTGCGAAGGTCCTCAGTCAGCGATACCACTCGTAGCTTTACAGTACCATACAGTCGATTTGCGAATTTATTGGGGTCCCGAAGCGAGTAATTATAACGTAGAAGCGTATGCAAACTATTACTATCTCGATAACGAAGAGCGGGGTATGATGACTTCACGTAAACATGATATTCTCATCACACAGGTACAGAAAAACATCCCATCCGGTGAACTCGTACAAGAACTCACGTTCAATCACCCAGTCAAGTATATCGCATGCTCCAATACAAATTCAGAAAGTACACTCACATCGATCGATAACAAGATTAAGATGAGCATTAATGGTACTGATATAGGGGCGTATAAATTTGCGAAACCACATTACGTCGATATCATGAGTTATTACCATACAAACTTCGTGACGTCACCCGATTTCTTCCTTCATTGTTTCTGTCTAAACACGAGCTCACTTCAACCGTCAGGTTCGCTCAACTTCAGTCGTTTAGATTCGGTTAAGATACATAGTGAGACGAAACCGTTAATCGACCCCATATATGGTGTAAACTATAACATTCTCAGGGTGAATAACGGTATGGCAGGGCTCATGTACGCGAATTAAAATGCGACACTATATTAATGCCGAAGAACTTGAGTACTGTCGGTGGTGCCACGAAACTTCGGTTCGGTAAGAACTGTCGAGAAGATCAGGCGGAAAACTCGATCGTATTCAATGCGAGTGAAGAGAAAATAGATGCGACTGGTGCGAGTGGCGTGTACATCACTCCACTCGAATTAGCGTCTGAATTTGCTGGTGTCGGCACGGATGATACGACCAATACATTCGTCGCGTACAATCAAAGTACGCATCAACTTTTTAGGACACAAGTCCCTTTATCTATTTCAGCACTTTCATCTACCGGTGGTGAAGATGGGGATCTAACTGTAACAGGAAACCTCGTCGTATATGGAAACGTAACGTCAACGGGTACGGTCGCGAACCTTCATGTGACTAATACGACAATCAAAGATGGCCTCGTCGAAATCGGTACGAATAATACCGATTTAGCTAAGTTTGATCTGGGGCACATCTTCAATCGCGGACCCAATGGTTCGAACGTCGCCGTAGCATATGATGCGAGCGCTACGGAACTCGTTATCGGTTACACGGATGATAGCGCGATGGAGGTGACACAGGTCACGGTCAATGATTCTGAAACCATGAATGTTCACGTGTACGGTAAATTGTACGCAAACTCGAACATCGGGGCTGCGAATACAGCACCTGTACACACACTTTCGGTGGGTACGAAGTGCTTCATCGAAGGTGACGGAAACCATTCAAACGTTATCGAAGCACGCGGCAATACGTACACGACCGGGAACGTATACGTAGAAGGCGGTCTCATCACGAATACGGGTGGTGTCACTAAAAAGACATACAGTCACCAGGGTACGTACACCCCGGGCGCCTCAGTCGCAGATGCGACACTCACGTTGACGTTTTCGCAACACGCATTTTACGCTAAAATTGTCGCACAACTCCTCGATGATGTCGATACAGAGGTGAGTACGATGACCCTGGACATAGCCGGTGGTGAACGTGGTGGTGACGCCACCCCGTTAGCTATTGCGATGGGACCCATGTCTATTTTTGGAAATACAAACACAAACCCGTGGAGTTCTGCAGTGACCGTAGCACCCACTACAGTTGCCATTAAACCCTCCTTAGCTATGTCTTCACCTGGTAATTACACGATTTTCGTCGAATACATTTCCCGTAATACAGCCGGTGAACTTACGAGTTTGACCGTGGGTACTGGTTCGGCTATCCCATTCGGATACTAATACTCTCTCCAAATGACCTGTTCGTCATTTGCAAAGATGTTTTTTATATAAGCTAACTATAGATGGCGCATACGAACGTCCAGTTAGTTTCAGGAAACCTCACCACAGGTGGAGATGATCC